TTCATGTCCTGTTGTTTTGTCCATTCGATGCCCTCTTTGATGTTGCCGATGTAAATGGGAAAACCCTCTAAGGCCGGATGCGGCTCTGCAACCACAAAACACCCTTGGCGAATTGCCTCAATTGCCCTGTTTGCGCTCTTGTAAGGAGCTGTGGCAGGGATCACCACTATATCGGCTCGGGCAAATTCTTCCAACATGGTCTCATGCGACCAAGGAATTGCCCCATCAAAGTTTGACACCACCCGCAAGGGATAACCCTCTAAATCAGGCAGTATGCGTTTTAGGCTTTCACGGTTGACATGATGCCCATACCAAAGCAAATTGACCCCATTACAGTGCGGTGGCATCTCGGGGTACTCATAAGGGTCAGGAATAACAGTAGCATCCCGCCCCAACTCTTTAATTCTTCTCGCCATTTCGGTGGTTGAACAAGTCACCGCATCCGCAAGACGCAATGCCTCTTGGTAGTGCATCCAATCAAAATGATCATCGCAAAAGTCCACCACCACCCATGCGCCTCGGGCTTTGGCTCTTGCCATCACCATCAGCTCATTGGCTTGCGGCTTGGTAAACACCAACGTGTCAGCGGTCAAGTCGTTTTGGCTTGCCCAATCGCCCGCCGGTATCTTGGAACGGTAGCGCCAGCTTGCGGCGTTCTTGTCGCCCCAATGGATAAATGATGTACGGTCGTTTAGCTCGGTTTTGACATCAATGATGCCGCCCAACTCCATTATGTTTTGTTCACGCTTCTTAATAATGGCTTGGATTAATCCATGCCCATGCCCATTGAACACCGCATCAGGTAAGTAATCGTAGTAGGTCTGGAAATGCTCGGCTTGCAACGCCATCGCGGTATTGCAGTAAAAGGTCTCGCCTTGCGGGTCAATCTTGACCTCAATCAATTGGTCGCCCTCTTTGAGTCTTTCGCCGTTGACCCTGAGCATCTGGTCAGTGTTACAGGAATCAAAGCCAAACAGCTCAAACTTCCTGTATCCAAGGACGTAGAACAGCGATATAGCCCTCAATCCCGAGGTTGTACCGCCACCTATCAGCATGGAGTTTTTGGGGCGGTCTTGACCCTTTTTGACGTATGGATGCCATATTGTGACCTGATGCCCATCTAGGTTGTCAAACATAGCAGGATGGCATTGGCTGGCAATCATGTAATGCACTTCTTTGCGTGGTGCGTAAAACGCAATGCGGTGCTCTTGTGGGTCGATGGCTAAGGCATAGTCGGGTATTACGCCTTGGGCAATAAGCCAATCATGTGCGCCCTTGATCGCCACAATTGGCGACCCCTCTGCTTTCATCTTTTTAATAAGCTCTACCTGACCCCTTACGCTTGGTGCGCTTGCCACTAACAAGATTGAGCCAGCTTTTATTGGCTGCGCTTCCTTGATCTGCGGATAGCCTCTTGCAATTGCGGCATCCATGTGGGCAAACAGTGTCTCGTCTTCAGCGACACATTTTCCAGTTATTTTTAAGGGAACAGAACTCATTAAAAAGACACCCCGCTTTATGGGCAGGGTGTCAGTCTGGTTTAGCCTGCGCCAACCATGATCAAGCCTGCATTGTTGACCATACAGAATGGTGCTGATGCAGAAGTGGCAGATGTGTTAGCCACAATACCTTGGATGAAACCGGCTGACACGGTTGTGTCGTCCAATGATCCAGCGGTAGAAGTGGTGTACAAAGGCACTTTAGGATTGCATCCAACCAACAAGTTAACTTGCAACATACCGTTCAAGCCAACCCAGCCGTAATAGCTAGAGGCAATTGCGGTTTGTGCAAAACCAACCATGTTGAAACCCAAAGCCGCAGCGTTTGTGGTGGTCACAGGCACAGCTCGCATCACAGGAGTAGAACTCGCTGAGTTTGCGTAAGTGCTCATAATCACCGCATCAAATGCGTTGATGGTGGATTCGGCGCGGACAAACATATACACGCCGTTGTTGGAGGTGTTCACCCGAGTACCAGGGGTAACAGGGAACAAAGTTGTAGAACCGGCAGATGTGCTCGCATAAGTAGCGGTCAAATCAATACCAATTTTTCCATCGGTGACGTAATCAGCCATGATTTTGCTCCTTATTCAGTCATAACGCCTTGGAACTGGAGTCCCGAGGCAGTCATATTGCCAGCCCAGCCAATCAAGCGCACGATGGCATCTTGGTTAGTGGACATACGCTCATCACCGATCGGAACAAAGTTACGATTTGCGTGAGGACGGAAGAAAATGTACTTCGTGTTAAGGAAGTAACCAGTGGATGCCGGAATATTACCGCCAATACCACCGTCAAGAACAACGTCAGCGTTCATGTACTTGGAAGCAACAAAGCCAAGTTCAGCCATCTTGCTAGAGCCAGGGAAACGCTGAATGTTTTGCAGAGACGACATGAAGAAGCCCCACAGGTTGTTATCCAACAAAATCAAATCGACCACATCAGAGCCGCGACTTGTCTTTGCATACAGGCGGTTAAAACCGGTCTGAATGTTGGAGCTGGATGCAGATGCGCCCAGATCGCCAGAGAAGTCGAAAGTCTGGTTTTGCCAGAATGACCATGTTGCACGGTCAATGCCGCCAACCACACCAGTGGATGGAGACGCAACCACCATAGCTTGCAAACCAGTGATTTGCTTGCCGTTGTTGGCTGTACCATCAGAATAAATACCAGTAGAAATCAAGTTCTCAATGGATGCCTCGGCAACGTCCAAACGTGCGTCAAACAAATCAATGATCTGTTCTTCGCCGCTGTTTTGGAGCATTTCCAAACCATTGATAGTGACTGCTACGGCTGCCTGTTTAATCGGGAACTGAGCCGCACTGATCACGTCCGCAGGGGAGATGTTCAATACTTCAGCGCCTGAGTAGTACATGGCTGTTGAGTTTGCTTGGAATGACAATTCTTGCAGAATGGTCGAACCACCGGTAAAAGGCTTGTAACGGCCTTTCTCGCGCAGGCGAGTCAGCAACGCATTGTTTTTGGTCACGTTATCGGCAACGATGCCGGAGCGTGATTCAATGGTAGTTGCTAAAACGTCTGAGTAATTACTATTGGCGTATGCCATGATTTACTCCTTGTTTAAAAATTTGCCGACCGTAACGCATTTGCGATAACAGCTCGGCGGTCTGATTGACTTACTGGGCCAGAGACTGCGCCGCCTGGTGCGCCCCTTACCTGTACAGCCGCTTGTCTTGCCTTTTGAACCTGATTCTGTGCGGCGTAGCTTTGTTGCTGTTGAGCAAATAAACTTTGTGCCAATTGTGGATCAAGTCTTACAGCGGTGTCATATGCCACTTGCAATTTCTCGCGTTCTGACATATGACTGATGTCCCCTAGAACTTGCGGCGCTTGGAGAAGCGACAACATACGGTCTTGGACTGCCTCAAAGTGTGCGTTTGCGGGGTCGCTCGCAAACTGCTGGATTACAGAGAGTGCTCTGTTTTCATTCTGTTTCTGTGCCTCGTACTGGCTCTGCGTGATGTGTTGCGTGAGCTGCTGTACTTGTTGCGCCAGTTGATTGTAATGAGAATCTTGCTGTGGTGGGGCTTCGCCGCCAAAATAAGCAGCCACTTGATCCAATGGGATTTGGAACTGCTGAATCATTTGCGCGACCGCTTGCGACTTCTGTTGCGGTGTGCCTGTTCTCAGCAATGCCGCAGTCTGAAGCAATGGGCCAATCGCTTGCGCCGGTGTGCTGTTCTCGTTCCGCAAAATCCATTCATACGGTGCAAATTGCTCAGTGATTGCCCGAGCCTCTGCGTCCCGCTGTTTGTATGAGGTAATGCCCTTTTCGTAGTCGGCATCCCGCTGAGCAAAGGCTTGCTGTAACTCAGGCGGTGCTTTTTCCCAATGTTCTTTCAGCTCAAGGCGCAGGCTTTTGGGCATTTCAGCTCTAGGCTTATCTGCCATCTGCGGCGCTTGATTCTCGGCATTGGGAAATTTAGGGGCAAACTTGCCACCCTCTCGGGGCTGGCTTGCAGCGTGTTTGCCACGGTTTGTCGGTGTCTTGGTCAGTGCTTCACGAATCGTGTCGGCTCTGCTTTGCGGCTCGGCTGGCGCTGTTTGGGGCGCTTCGACCGCTGGGGTTTCGGGTGCTGGTGTATCTACTGTGTCGGGTGCGACAACTTCGTTTTCCATCACTTCATCCTTTTCATTTGTTCCAAAGTCATTTTGATCATCTCCTTGCGCTCAGGCATGGGACGGTTGTGTAAACGGTTTGCCATCTCTACGTTTAGGTTAGACATCTTAACAGGTGCAATCGGTGCGCCTGGTCGGTCAAACTCTTGTACGGTCTGCAATTGACCGCGCAACCTGTCTCGGTGCGCCTCTTTCTTTTTGTTCCACTCTTGCTGTGCATACTTAACGTCAGAATGCCCCATCTCAATTGAATCGGTGCGCTTGAGGTGGTCACGCCATTGTTTTCTGCCCTCAATCATTACGCCATCAGGTGACATGAATGGGGCAATGTCGCCCATGACAGTGGTGTATTCGCCAGATCGACCCTTAGACTTTTCATAAGGCTCGCTACCGTCAGATGGAAATACCCATGTTGTTCTCACATCATCTCCAAGATCATTGCAATATCTTCTTCATCACGTTTGAGCTTAACACGCACCTCAAGGTCTTTGACCCTTTGCATGAGCAAATCATAATCAATTTGTTTTCTGACCGCAACCTCTATTGTTTGCTCGGGCGCGGAAGTAATCTCTTCCCTTACCTCGGGCGGTAGACCAAACAACGCCTCTTGCAGTTTGAGCTTGCGCTGACCCTCTAACTTTCGGTCTTTAGCCCATTGTGCATCGCGCTTTTTTTCGTCAAAGCCAAAGTGACCGCCAAGCAAAATGTCCGCAGGAGGTGGAGGTGGCGGGGCAGCATCGCCAACCGCGCTAAACGGTAGCTGTGCAAAAGCTGATATGCCAAACATCACTCACCCCACTTAGCGGCTAATCCATCTGCGTAAGTCTTGTTCACAATGTCTGTACCGCCTGACGGTGCTGTTGATACCGTGCCAGTGGTTGCGGCTACATTGACAAACGTGCCATTTTTAGGGGTAATGCCGCCAATGACCAAGTTATCCAATGTGCCTGCATTTGTTGGCGCTATCTCAACCGAACCTGTACCTGTGGGCTTCATGTGGACATGACCTGTACCTGTCGGGCTGATGTCCACTTGGGCGTTTACGCCATTGATGTTGGTCGACACGCTTAACGTCAAGTTATCCCCACCGCCAGCGCCCACGCTTAATTGGGTTGTGCCTGCCGAGTTTTTAAGGGATAACCCTGCTGAATTGGTTGCTTGAACTGTAGGCGCGGTGACCTTGGTAAACGTTACATCTGTGCCGCTTGTAACCGCCACGCTTGCCGGTAAGGTGACAAATACATCCTTTGTGCCAGCCGCAAGATCAAGTTTTGAGCCTGTGGATGAGGAAATTACGGTTGTTCTAGCTAGTGTCCCGCTAGAGTAAGTACCGATTCCCACTTCCCATTGAGCGCCGCCCGAAATGGTGTAGTAGGTCGTATTACCGTTACCAATGACCGCAAAAGACTGAAATCCCTCAAGCGAGCCATCTAGCGTGATCGTTCCAGTACCTGTTGAGGTGGTGGTTTGTCTTACCCGATCAGCAAGGGCTAGGCTCATGTGGTCTCCACGCCTATGACAAGACCGTCAGCACCCCTGATGACTTTCTTGGGTGCGTTGAGCTTTTGCATAGCCTGACCAATGTTTTGCATGGTCTCACCGTGCAAGTTTGCCATTTGGTCGTGCATCATTGACATCTTGTCCATTGCTTGGACAATCGTCCCGCCCAGCTCGTTGGTTATTTGTGCAGCCGCTGCTTCAATGACTGGTAGGTCGACACCAGGGTTGCTACCAATCCTTGCCACCATGATCTTAGTCGCTGCGTCAAGTTCTGCTTTCCATCGTTCATATTCTTCTTTCCCTGCCATCTCTCTGGCTTTGATTTGAAGTTCATTGTTCTGCTTAACAGTCTCAAAATCGGCTTTCATCTGCGCCAATTGCATCTCAGCCTCGACCTTGGCTTGGTGCATCTGCATCTCAAGCTGTGCCTTGCCTTGTTCAATTTGAGCCTGCGCTTGCATTTTCATTTGCTCGGTTTGCGCTTGTGCTTGCATACGCATCTGTTCTGCTTGCTGATCAGCTTGCATCTGTAGCATCTCGGGCGGTGGGCCAGGCTGTTGTTGAGCCGCTTGGTCTGCCTTGTCTTGCAAGGCTTTCATTGCTCTTTCGACCGCGCTCTCCAATCCCCGACCGGCTCTAAACCGGCGTACAAGGAATAACAGCATCTCGGAAGCCATTGGCAAAGTCTCGGGCGCTTGGCTAATCATGGGGATTGCCTCACGCAAGAACAAACCAATAGCTTGGATGGCTTCTTGTGCGCCTTGCTTTTCTGCTTGCTCATCAATCTGAGCCAAACTGTCAGCCTCAATTGCAATATGGAAGTCCCTGATCGTGCTGTTGGACAACATTTGCAATGCCGCTTGCAACAATTGCGGGTCTTTGCCGTCTGAGGTGTTCATCACGCCAGACATCTCGACAATCAGCTCAGGTGGGTAGAACTTAC